GTCAATGTCAGTGTAGAGGAACTTGTTATCAGGAACAATACCCATTTCTTCACATCGACACTCGTAAGCAATACGCTTCAAGAGTTGAAGATCATAGTTGTCAATGCTATTGACAATGGTGCGGCGGATTTGCTTGTCTTGTACTGTGTCTGAGATCATGGTGTCTCTCGATTACTTTGTAATTCTACCAGCACTCGGTAGGGTCAGGAGGGTCAGGCAGACAGTTTGCCAGGTGGTTGAAGGTGGCAGCGTCATCGACATTGTTCAGGTAAGCATGGTGCTTGGTGATGCCCAGTGAGCATCCCATCATCACATCCATCAGAAATCGGATCTGAGAGGGCGTTAGGGGTACGTTGGTGGTCTCCATAGGTTAGAACAGTGAAGGGGCGTTAGAGGCGCTCCTAGGTGCCTCTCAGCAATAGCAGGGAGAGTAATCAGAACCAGTGTATGCTTCAGTATTGAAATCTGTGATCTCAGCACCGTTGGCGATGTAGTTATGAACTTGATACTTCATCTCAACTTTGAGAACAGTGCTGAATGAAGTCATCTGCTGATCACATTCTGCATCAGGGTGCCAGATCACACGCTTAGTGAAGCGGTGCTTACCATCACCCTGAGGATAGTAGTCAATCTGCGTGGCGGAGGTGAGCAGTTGCATTGCTGTGTCTCGATTACTTTGTAATCATACATGCTCCAGGTGGTCCGTCACGGTAGGGTGTGCAGGTTCTTGAACTGGCACAGCAGCGCGGATTCTGTCCGCAGCAATCTGATAATACTCCGCATCGGACTCCATGCCGATGAAATGACGACCCAGTGCGACAGCAGCAACACCAGTAGAACCAGATCCCATGCAGTTGTCCAGCACAGTATCACCCTCATTAGAGTATGTTTTGATCAACCACTCCATCAGTGGCACAGGTTTCTGCGTGGGATGTACCTGTTGCTGAGCACTGAAGTCGCGTGAGATGTTGAGAATAGACTTAGGATAGCGTGTTCCCTTGTTCTCAAACTCTTTACGTGGTTTCATACCATATCCATGGTCATTCTTACGTCCAACATATCCTTCAGGGTTCTTACTCTTGCGAGCATATGGTTCTCCCACCTCCATCTGTGGATTATATACTCCGCCTGGTTTCTTAGAGAACAACAATATGTTCTCATGTGTCTTCATTGGTCTATACTTTGCAAGACCAGGAGATCCACACTTATTCTTATTACACACCAACTCATACTTGAACCAGTTAATCTTAGAACAGATCAACTGTGCAGAGAATGGTTGTGATCCAAACAGACACATCATGCCCTTAGGTTTAATGATGCGACCATATTGTTCCCACATAGCATCATAATCCAATACTTCATCCCATTTGATGCTGGTGGTGCCGTAAGGGGGATCGCAGCAAATAAAATCGACTGATTCGTCTGGAATCTCACGCATGAGTTCCAGGCAGTCACCTAGTTGTAGATCAAAGGGCATCGAAACCGTCATGAGCACTAATCTTTTTACGAACAGAGTCTTTGTAGCATCCTACCAGAAAATCATACGCTTCGCTGTAGGTGCGTTGTACAGGGTTGGTGTTGTCCTTCCATTTGATCTGAAAGGGCAGGTTGTTACCATTAGCAGTGAGTTTGCTGAGAGACTTGAGTGAGGTGAGATGAACCTCATTGTTTGTCTTATTCAAGGACAGGATATAATAGTCACGATTATTCTCTCCACTGTGATTCTTCAGAGCATCTTGAAACTTCTTCCACGATGATACATTCAACTTATCCTCAGGCAGATCAGTCAGAGCATACAAAATTGCTGCTTTAGAAGAGAAGTTATCAGCAGCACTACCATACTTGGATGACTTGATGTTAAAATAGTATCCAAAGATCTTTACATCCCACCAGCAACGCGGAGGTGGTTTGATGATATTCTCCTCACCATACTTCTCAATCAGCAAATCAATGATAGTATCCTCATCATCAATACTATTCACACGACCATCCTCATGACTCTCGCTAACAGCAATAGCAATGCTGTTGAGATACTGGAGAACTTCAAGCAGTTTGGCGGGAAACATGGTGTGTTGCTTTGATACAGATAGTATGGCATGAAAAAGGGGCACTGTCAAGCGCCCCAACCAGTTCATCAACTGTCACCAAAGATTGGGATGATGTCCGTCTTTGCGTGTTCCGTTTTGTTAATATGTTGTTCCCACATTGCGGCGTCTTCCAAATTGTAAAAGATCGCTTCTTGGCGGGCAGTGCCCTTTTTCTTGTTCTTCATCCAAACAACTGCGTATTTCATGCCAAAAATTAGGATAAACAATGAGTGTAGAGTAATGACGACCCCACCGCGAGTTTGCTGACTCTGGTAGTGGAATATCTTTGAATACTATACTAACATAGTATTCACTGATGAAAGAAATATAACCTGTAGTGCCTCTATATTCTACAGGTTGCAACATTTCAAAATCAATCGACTTCATCAAATGCTTTACGATTAGTATTCTCTGGTTTAGGAAGACGGAACATCTCTTTTAGATCATTCAACTCACCCAATTGTTTTTGAATCTTGTCAATTTGTGTTTGTAAAATCTGAAAGTTATAATCATTGTTACTTTGCATCATCAACATATTGTTGATTGCGGTTTTAAATTCTTCATCAGTCATGATTCAATAGCGGTAAGGTATTTTATCTAGTTGCCATTTTTCAGCAAGTTCAGGGTCAATGTCATCAACAATACGATGACCCATCATGAGTGATCTGAGACCAGTAGCACGATTAAGAGCAGTTTGATGATACTCAATCACATCATCGATACAAGATAGCATCTCTTCATATGCTTGTCTGCTCGATACTTCCTCATCGTTGAGGTAATCGTCGATAGCATCTTGCATACGACATTTGCGTTGCTTTGAATATTCTTTTTGCCAGTAATCATCGGACAATTTAAATTCTGGGCGTCCTTCAATAGTCATGAATTAATTCCTCAATTGTTTAATTGTGGTGGTCCAGATGGACCCCATCCATCATTTTCAGGGATACAATCATCGTCATCAACACGATCTACTGATGCAATGTCACATACTGGCACCTCGTGCTCACCTCCTACAAGATACCATGGCATAACTTGTCCATGATACTCAGGATGTGCCAGATAATCATCTGGATAAACACGATCACCGAGATACATTAGTTCGCTTTCGGGAATGCTATGATCCCTCAGCATCGCTTGCAGCTGATAATGGGTTAGTTCTGGTAGTGTTGGGACCTTCATAGCTCTCTCAATGCTTATTCAGCATAGCATGATGTCAAATCAATGTCAAGCAGGTGGGTTGGGATTGACGTTGGTATATGGTATTGTACCGTCTGGTTTCACTACATATGCTGGAATATAGTGATTAGCATCTGGTAAGTTTTGTGGTTGTGGGAACCAATCATGGCAATTATCTACAGCAGTGATTTCAGTATCAAAGAAATAGATAGTTTCCACATTATCAAGAATCTCTTCAATCTCGGTTTCTGGAATAATCCAATTGAAAATCTCCTCATCTTCAGGATCTTGGTCCTTATAATAAGCAAGCACAGTTGCCTTTTGTTCGGTTGTTAGTGTTTGATAATTGCTATTATCAATAACAACAGCAAATTTATTCTCGTTCCTACAGATACGAGCAACTAGATCATATAGTCTGTGGGGATTTAAAGAAACTAACATTATACTTCTCCGTTTGCAATTGCCTCAAGGATAGCATCGAGATTTGTTTCAGTATCGCTATCATATACTGCACTAACTGGCATATCATCAATACTCTTGACAGAAATAGAGATTGCAAGATAAGCAAGAATTCTTTCTGTGTATTTCTTATATACTGTTTGATTGAGATTATAGAAGTGTTGTTTTGGATTTTCTAAATATCCATCTTCATCACCCTGAGAAACACGTTCTTCATATTTTGATGGGGTAATTGGCAATGGTACTTCAACCGCAGGAACACCATTATGATCGGATGGGAGATCTCTCAAAGTTTGACGATAGGTTCTCCATTGTGCCTTCTGAGCATCTGTTAATTGATTGTCTGACATCTGTGTCCAATCAGAATCCATAAGAAGAAACTTACGAATAATTTTCAATTTAGTCCAATTGACAATACTATCTTTAGCAAAAGTTGATTGCAATTTTCTATCAAGATCGTAATCTTCAATATCACGATAATTTGTATATTTCTCGTTTAGTGCAGTATATAATCCAACAACTTCATTCTCTGGAAATGCACTTAGGTTGAACTCATAAGATACCCACTTGTACTCACCTGTTCTTTGATTACGCTGATACTTATTCTTCAGCATTTTAGATGATCCATCCTTGAAGTGGATGAAACTCTCTAATTTATCTCTATCAGAATCCCAAACAGGGTAAAGAATAGGAACAATCTCAGCAGTCCAATAGTCATCACGAATACTCTTAGTGACGCCATCACGTTGAATTTCTCTAGTAGTTGCATTCACATACAAAGCTACGGATTGTGTTGAAGCAAATTCTGATGTCATTGTACTTTATGAGCCCATCCTGTCAAGATATATTTATCTTCTGTAAATACAGTGTTTCCTTTATGAACATGTGTCATTCCTGCAGGGAAAACACAAACCATTCCTCTTTGTGGTCTAATTCTACGCCTTTGATATAAGAATTCTGTTTCTGCTTCACCTTCTGGCATATCATTCAAATAAATTGTCCATACCAATTCACGATTGCTACTCATATATGATGCATTTTCATAGTGCCATTCGTGATAACCTCCACCAGGAGGAGTTCTTTGTGCTTTGACAGCATAAGACATCAACTTGACACTCAATAGTTGATCATATTCTCTACAGTATGATGCAAGACAACATTTCAAATAATCATTGACAGCATTTGACAATTTTACGTCATAGTCATTCAAGACACAAGCAAAATCATGCCTACTCATTTTGCCTGATTTGAATTGTTTCTTTCCTGTCTCAGAATTCACAATAGCAGAATTTTCAAAAATCTTATCAATTTTACCGATTGCTTGCTCACATAACTGTGCTGGAAAGAAGTTTTTCCAAATTCCAATAAAATCATCAAATTCCCCTTGCATTTGATCCAGGGGAAATATAAAATCATGTTCTGGGTTCATATTATAATGCTTTGATCAAATATTTTACTCTGTGATATTTAGTGATAAGTGGAATATCATTTTCTGGAGAGACTAATGCAGTTGTTGAAATTGGAGTAGAAGAACTCATAACAAATTGACCATCACCAGAAATCAATCCAGCATCCAGTGCAGTTACGTTTTCGGTAACAAAATCGACATCTGAAATCGTATTTCCATCTGATGGTGTGAATACTTGTGTAGTTACTTCTTGATAAACAAATTGAATAGCAGATATTCCATAGTTATCATTATTATTAGTAGCATTATCACCAATTCCAGCAGATCTGGTCTGTCTCAAAATTAGTTCAATACCACCCTGTTTAACATCTGCTCCTTCTGGAATGGTAATTACTTTTTCCGTCCAACCAGCAGCGGGATCATTACCATCCATGATAGTTTCTAATAGATTAGTAGTTGTGCTACCTTGTTGCCTCCAGTAAGCAATAACTGATTCATCTGGTTGTTCGCCGCCATTGAAATTACTACCTCTAATAATAGAGAATTTTATTTGCTCAACATTTGTCATGTTTATTGGACCAACAACATATTCTCTAGTGCCAGGACCACTGAAAGGAATATATTTTGTTGCCAATCCATTATAACTTGGAGCGCCACTACCTGATGAGAAAGAAAATCCAGAGGCATTTCCAGTACCAGTTCCAGGATTGACTGGCGTTAGTGCATTTGTTTCACTATCTCCATCCGCAGTTGATGATAACCAAACATTACCATCAAATGCAGATCCACCTGGGGGATCTCCTTCATAAAATTTACCAGCTGGTTGAGTAAATTCGCCAGTAACTGTTTCTCCACCTTCTGATCCATAATATGTTACCGAAATAGATCCATTTTCACCATCAGTACCATCTCCACCACCACTACCTCTATTTTGAAGACCAGCAACAACAGAAACATTCTGTCCGATAAGACTAAAATTAACTTGTGCTCCTTGACCGCCGCCGCCTCCAGGAGATCCATAAGAGAGAGTCTGTGTATCAACTCTTACTCTAAAATATCCTTTTCCACCATCATTTCCAGGATCACCACCATTACTAGCGGTGCTAAAAGTTGCATTTACATAATCATTTCTATATGCAGAATCTCCCCTGTCTCCACCTGTTCCACCACCATTTCCATTGTGTCCAACACCAGCAACACCAGCAGTACCGCCACTAGAGATAGTAGCAGGACCACAACCAGCTCCGCCTCCACCTCCCCCACCAGAGGTACAACCAGATGAAGATCCATTACCACCATTATTAAAATCTAACGCACTACTTTGACTATGTAAATTAGTATCTGCTGCAGCAGCATTACCACCAGCATAGCATCCATCGGTAGTGCCACCACCATTGAAACCGCCACCTGATCCGCCGCCGCCACCGCCACCACCAGCGCCAACGATAGCATTACCGCCGTTGAAGTACATACC